AAGATTACCAACGTATGCTAATGACACAACAAAGGTTCCAAGTTACAGCTAATGGCTTTGTAGAGTTAAACGGTTCTATAACTGTTGAAGTAGATAGAGACACAACTATTGCTGTTGCGCCTTATGTTGTTCAGAACTATCATCCATATAGTGGTAATGGTAAGAGTAGAAAACGTCACTTATACAGAGTTAGAATGCCGGTTAAAAAAGGCTGGTATACTATACCATTACATGCTATCGCACCAGTTCAGTATTCTACAACAAGTCCAGATAATGTTCACAGATCTAATGAAGTGATGGGGGTTGTGGATATTTTAAGAACAAAAGGTGTAGCTAGAGTTAGAAACATGATTATTAACCTCACTTTCACACCATCACATACACACACAGCAGTTCAAATTCTTAAATCTGGTGGGTATGGTAACCAAAAAGAAAAAACATTCCATCAAGTTTATCCTGATAAGCCGAGCGCATATACTAAGACAAACAAAATTATTCATAAAACTAAAAAGAAAAAATAAGGAGGCTTCATAATGGACGGATTTTATAAAGAAGCTAGAATTACTACTGTTGATGAACCTTACTTAAAGTCAATATCTGATGAAGGTATTGGCTTTTATAATATGGATATAAATACTGCGGTATTAACTTTTCAAGTGCGTAGAGAAATAAACGGGGAAAGTTATCCCCTAGAGATTAGCGAAGCTAACACTGAGATAACAGCTTATTTTGTTTCCGATAACGGTTCTTCGACCGGAAGAGTTAAAGTTGAATATGTTAATCCTATGAAAGGCATTATACGTTTAACTTTAGACAGTAATTTCCTAAAGGCTTCTACCGACACTCATGTGACTGGTCAAATTTATATCAAAGCAGTTGGTCGCAAAGATACAGTTGTACTTAACGAGTTTCGCTTTTACGTAAAAGATGCATTAATTAACCAAATAGATGCTGATATTAAAATCAGATATATTAGAGAGATTGACGATCTTGTTGATTTAGTAAAAGACAGAATTGATACTGTATCAAAAGAATTAGAAAACGTTCAAAATGCTGAAGAAGAATTCATGAATTTTGTAAATACTCAAAAGTCAGAATTTGTTAAACAAGTTAAAGATTTGCGGGAACAAATGGAAGGTTTCGCAAAACAAACCGAAACAGAGTTAACAGACTATCTAAATAATATTAACGATAAAATTTTAGAGGTTAATGAACGATTAAATTCGGCAACTGAAGGAGTTATAACAGAGGAAAACTTAGACGAGCACCTTATCAACTACGCTAAAAAAGATGAAGTTAATCAGCAGTTATCTAAGAAGGCAAACGAAGATGAATTTAAGACGCTTTCTGATGGTTTAGATGAATTAATACAAAACAAAGTTAATGAAGCTATAAAGAGTGCTACAGGCCAATTATCAGCACTTACAGAAGCCGAAGGTTTTGCTATTAGGTTAGATGATGTTGACTTATCTACTATGAACAAAATTGATAAAACTGGTTTTTACTACCTTTACAACCCTACAAATTCTCCAGATCCCGATAATCAAAGTGGCTATGCTATCGTTATTGCGAGAAGTGACACATACAAAAAAGTATTGTTTATGCCTTACAACAGACACAGAATATACTCTCGTAATATGATGGGCGAAACTACAAGATGGGGTTCTTGGTATGACGCTACAAAAGGTGTAGTAATTCCCGGATCTAATCCAGTTGTTTAGGAGGTAAGTCATAATGAAGAAAAACTCAATAACTTATTCGTTAACCTTTTTAATGGTTTTAGGTTTCGGCGCTTTAATGTTTGAAAGAGGATTCTTTTGGACAAGAGAGCAAGAAACTATTATTAGAGACAGCGATTTTTACTTAGCACTACACCACGTTATGCCTATTTGGATTTGGGGCATACTAGCAATGATGTTTAGTGCTTTTATAATTGTTGCACCTTTCTTTCTACCTACACAAAAGTTAAACAACATATTTAACTACCTTATTTGTATTGGGGGTTGGGGTAATGCTTGTTTTTACTTTTTAATGACATCAGCGAGTATGTTTCATGCTATTAATTGGCTTTCTCCTTTGCAATTTTCTACTTTCACTATGATTTGTGGAATTATGGGATTCTATGGAGGTGTGGAGATTGTCGGAAAAAGAAGATAAGTACGTATTACGTACTGAATGGATACAAAACACCGGTAAGATTTATGAAAAAATCAACGAAAACGACAGAAAACACATCGAAGCTTATAGCACTCTCGATAAAAGATTAGAGAAGCAAACAGGATTACAAGAAAAACAATTCGAATCTCAAGAAAGATTAGAAAAACATTTAGAAAAAATTAGCAGCGTCATAGAAAAAGTGGGCTCAGAATTTACAGATGTAAAATATACTGTTAAATCACATGAAGCTCAATTAGAAAACATCAATAAATCAATTTCCGACAAACAAAAAGGAAATGTACAAGTTGTTGTTGCGTTAATTAGTGGTGGTTGTGCAATTATTGCAGCAGCATTCGGTTTAGCCTCCGTAATATTTTAAGCTGACACTTCGGTGTTGGCTTTTTATTTTGATTGAAGAAAGTAGGTGTGTAAATGGCTATACTACCTAAAAGCGGAAAACCAACAGCCTCGCAAGTTGTAGATTGGGCTAAATGGATGGCTAAAAATCATAAAGGTGTCGACATTGACGGTAGGTATGGGTTCCAATGTTGGGATTTGCCTAACTATATATTCCAACGTTATTGGCATTTCAGAACGTGGGGCAATGCCAACGCTATGGCTAACCGTAGTCAATATCCAAATAGGTCATGGAAAATCTATAGAAATACATCTAGTTTCATTCCTAAGCCTGGGGATATAGCTGTATGGACATATGGTTGGGCTGGACATACTGCAATAGTTGTTGGCCCTAGTGACAAAAAGACCTTTCGTTGTGTGGATCAAAATTGGTACCATTCAAACCAATGGAGTGGTTCGAGAGCAGCGTTTGTTAATCATAACTACAACGGTAATGGCGGAAACATTTATTTTGTTAGACCTCCTTATAAAGCTGAGAAAAACCCTCCTAAACCAAGCGGCGGTTCTGACACTTCAAGCACCACAACAACAGATAATAATAAAACAGTAACCATTAAGAAGAAACAAACACGTATCAATTTCACTATAGATGATGGTGAACCAACTTATCCTGAATTTATCCGACACGATATTGTTCAAGGTAAAGATAGAGGTCATAACCCTAAGAAAGTGACTATAAGAAACGCAAATACAATGTGTTCAGTTCTTGATCTATACTTTGATAGAGAAAAATATCTTACTGATAAAGAATATCCTCACTATTTCGTAGATAGAAACCATATATGGCAGCCTAGATTAGAAATGTACGAAGTACCTAGTCACCCTGATAATATCGTTATTGAAGTGTGTCAAGATTTATCAGCAAGTAAAGATGATTTTATCGTCAACGAGATACACACAATGCTACAAGCAGTGTTCAGAATGAAATATCAAGGTATACCAGTTAAGCCATCTTCTATTGAAATTGATACATCTAATATTTGGAGAAGTGTATATGAGCACGGAGATTGGGATATATCACTCAATGGGTTACCACCTAAGAAAAATGTAGATAAAACCATTAATGGTCTTTTATACCTTTATAAAAACAGTAAGAAATTGCTTTCTGAAATACCTAAAGACAAAGTTAAAACAAAAACAATTAAGGTTACTGTTTCTGCTTCTAGTGTTAATAAAAACAAAACTACAACGACAACTAAAAAAGGAAGCAAAGAACCTTCTGTGGTGATTTCCAGAAGTGCTTATTCATTCAAAAGAGCCGTAGCTATTCAAATGACTAAATCTCCTCAAATCAACTATGGTAATGGTTGGTATGGTGCCAGTTATTCGGCAACCCTTAATGCTATGAACTCCTTAAAAATATGGAATAGCAAAACGCAAAAATATCAAATGCTTAATTTAGGTAAATATCAAGGTATTTCAGTTTCAGCACTTAATAAAATATTGAGAGGAAAAGGCTCTTTATCTGGGCAAGGTAAAGCAGTTGCTTATGCTTGTAAGAAATACAATTTAAATGAAATATACTTGATTGCACATGCCTTTCTGGAAAGTGGTTATGGTACATCTTACTTCTCAAGCGGTCGTACGGGTGTTTATAACTACTTTGGTATTGGTGCGTATGATTGGTACCCTGATAATGCTATCTCTTATGCGAGAAGTCGTGGTTGGACGACGCCCGCTAAAGGTATTATTGGTGGTGCTAAATTTGTAAGACAAGGTTATATTAGCAAAGGGCAAAATACACTTTATCGTATGCGTTGGAATCCACGTCATCCAGGAAATCATCAATACGCTACCGACGTACGCTGGGCACAAGTTCAGGCAGCAACAATCAAAAATCTGTATGACAAAATCGGAATTAAAGGTGAACATTTTATTAGAGACAGATATAAATAACAGGGCTATGTGCTGACAGCATGTAGCCCTAAATTATTAAAAAGAGGTGTTTAAATGGAAACGTACAAAACCGGTACAGTTAACACGATTATCAATGAGAATGGTGTTGATTTAGGAAATATAAACGTTAACTTGTACACAATGGATAATATGACTTCTGTTATTGATATCCATCTAAAAAAGAAAAATTTAACTACTGAACAACAAGAGTATATTCCGGTTAACTTTAACCAGACAAAGTTCAAACCAACATTACACGTTTTCGCTCAAGACGGATCTATTTTCACTAATGAACCTCTTGAAATAATCAAACCTGAAGAGGGTTATGTAAGATATATCATTCCAGAATATATCACTAAACATGTTGGCCAGATGCAATGCAAACTATTTTTGGAAAACCCAGAAAATAACGATAGCAGTCATGTTGCTAATTTTTACTTTACTGTTAACGATAGCGGTATAACTAAAAGTGTAGGCAAAGAAATACGAGTAGAATTACTTGATGATATTGTTGAAAAAGTAATGAAAAATAATGTAGAGATTTTTAAAGGTCCTAAAGGAGATAAAGGAGAGCAAGGTATACCGGGGCAAGACGGAAAAGACGGCAAGAATGGCATTAATGGTATCGATGGCGTTAACGGAAACCCTGGTCCACAAGGACCACCTGGAAAAGATGGTAGAGATGGTGTTAATGGTAAAGATGGTGTAGACGGAAAATCTTTCACGTATAGCGATTTCACACAAGAACAATTAAATCAGTTAAAACCTAAAGGTACTGACACTGGTTGGCAAACACTCCTACTTGTAAACGGAGTTACACAAGCTGGTTCATCTAACAAGCCAATGTACAAATTAATCACTATTAATGATACAGAAATGTTATTTATAAAAGGCGCAGTAAGTTCTATTAACAATACAGAAATGAATTTTGCAAAACTCCCCAAAAACATCTCTGGAAAGATTAAAGATTACAAACAATATACAAAAGCGAGTATTAATTCATATGGATCAATTGTATACAATATAACTATAGCTCAAAGTGGCGACTTGGAAATAACAATTGATCCTAAAAATGAAGTGAAATCTTATGAAATTTATTACATTGAAGAAATAGTTGCTTTATAGGAGGTATTGAGTAGAAATGAAACAAATCTATTTTTATGATGGAACACCTTATCTGGTAATAGAAAACAAAAATGGGGAAATGCAATATCCAGAAGAACAATGGACTGATATAGAACCTCCAGAAGGAATATACACTCCTTGCCATTTTGATGGCAAAAAATGGATTGGTAATACTAAAGAAAATTGGGAAAACTCACAACCGAAAAACGAAAGTGAAGGTTTAACAAATAAAAACAATGAAAAAGAAGATATTATAGCTGACCTATCTTTAGAGTTGTTAAAAACACAAGAAGAATTAAGCGATGTAAGAAAAGATATATCTGATTTAACTATACA